TGCGAGCGCGTAGGTCGCCTGCAATCCGTCGGGGGCCGTGCCGAGGGTGGAAGCCCACCGGCAGGTGGTGTTGGCTGGGACGGTGCATCGCACGGTGACGCGAGCGGTGTCGGCCTCCACCGAGGCCGTCGCACCAACGGCATCCGGTGCCGAGGGGGCCTTCCCACTCCCCGCACCGATCAGCCCGCACGCGCCGAGGAACAGGAGAGAGACCATCAGGCCGAGCTTTGCGTTGCCTCGCCGCCCAAGCGGTGATCCCGGCTGGACCTTGGCCAGACGGAACGAGAGTGCCGTGGGGCCTCCCGATGCGACGCCACCGATCACGATCGCGCCGACGAGATCGGCCAGACCGGGGTGCACCTCACCACCCATCCATCGCACCGCGAGCACGACCAGCCCCGCCGCGAGAATGTTGACCCCTCGCTTCCACCAATCGCCCAACCGCTGCACCACCGCGAGCTTGGCGAGGAAGTAGGTGAAGATCGTCGCAATTACGCCGGCGATCGGGAACTGGTACATCAGGAAGAGGTCTCGGGGACTGGCCCCGATGCCGATCCCAACAGAGTCCTGCACCATCATCAGCACGTCGAGCATCCTGCCCTCCTCAGTTCTCGTTGCGGGGGAGAGGCCCCCATCCATCCCAGGGCTGGTAGCGCTCCGGGCTCTTCTTCACGCACACCAGCAGCTCGTCCGTCTTGCCGCTGTGGCGGTTCGCCAGGCTGAGGTGCACATGGAACCGCTCGTACGGGTAGGCGATCATCTGCCCGAACTGGGGGAAGTCCCCGCGCGCCCGCGCGTCCATGACGCGGTGGGCGATGATCACGCAGGAGACGCCCTCGATCGCGAAGTCCGCCGCGCTGCCTGTGATGTGCTGAGAGTGATCATCCGGCTTCCGAGGGAGCCGCCAGCCGCTGGTGATCCGGACCGATCTGCCACCGCACAGCGCGCGCACATGCTCGAGCATCAGCGCGAGCGTGCGGACGCGATCGCGGTGCTCCGGCGGGACCGCGCCGAACTCCGCCAGCGAGAAGTGCGGGGTGAGTTTCATCGGCCCCGCCGCGACGTCAGGAGGGAATCGCAGGGGATCGACATGAGGTTCAGTTCGCGCTCACTGCGATCGAGGCACTCGCCGATCAGGATCTTGTCCATTCGCGCGATGATGGCGGAGTCGCGGCGCACGCCCTGCTCGACGTGCTCGCCGAACGCCCCCAGCAGGGAATCGTGCCGCAACGTGACGGTCGCGACACCGACAGCGACATCCTCAACCCCCTGTTCCACAGCACTGAGTCGCTGTCCCGGCGTCGCCCAGGTCACACCGAGTGCCACCAGCAGAGCGACCAGCGCAGAGAGGGCGAGCCCGCCATGTTGCTTGATCCAATCCACGGCTACTCCTTGGGTAGAACACGAAAAGGCCCCATCTCCGAGTTGGAGATGGGGCCGTGCGCCCTCTGGGGTGGCAGGAGTTGGGTGTAGAGACCGGTCTGCAGACCAACCGACGGGCTCCCGCCTCGTCGCACCCTTCCTGCCTATGCCTGCAATCTAGGGGGTGGACCTTCCCCCGTCTACCGCGTGATCCGCATCGTTGCCAGCGAGTGGAGCCCTGAGGCGATCTTCACCTCTCGAATCGCCGATCGCGCTTCGTTCCCCGTGGAGGAGAAACCCCCGAGGAAGAGCCGCATCGAGCCAAGCGCGCTGATCGCTGTTGCCGCGCTGCTCGCCGAGGTCAGCCCCGCCCCAGCATCCAATGCCACGGTCCCACCCGTGAGCAGCGAGGCCAGTTGCACCACCACTTCCTGCGTCCGCGTCACCGGTGCCGCGGTGTTCTGGCTGGCGTCGGTCGTGGCCGTGTCGATCGCCGCCACGTACGTCCCGGCGTCTCCTGCCCGGCGGAGACTCAATCGCGGCACCGACGCCCCCAGCGTCCAGAGGTAGGCATCGTCACTTACTCCGCCACTCGTGGCGTACCAGGCAGGCACATGCCGCACGTAGATCGTGAGATCGGTCGGCAGCGAGAAGAGGAGGTCCGCCGTGACGACTTCGGCCACTCGCGGCGAATCGGCCTCATCGACGCGGAGCGCGATGGCATCCACCCCACTGCCAGCGCTGTCAACCATGGCGAAGCGAGGGACATCGGCCGGCACCGAGACCGTACCCGCCACCGTCACGAGATCGGCGGCGGAGTTGCGCGCGAAGGTCAGCACCTGACCCGTGCGGGCCACGAGCGAGGCATCTTCCGCGCGCCAGTCGAACAGGAGCGAGGAGGGACGCGCGAAGGGATTCCGAGGCGTGAGGGCGCTCATGACAACCACCCCCGCCACGAGGTGAGCACCAGCCCGCCTTCATCGACCTCCATGGTGTCGCCCTCCATCAGCACGATCTCGCCGTCGTTCGGGTTCAGGGCGTCGAACGCATCCGTCCCCACGCCTGCGGTGAGCTTCTGGATCGGCATCGGCTGATCGTAGTCGACCTGCAGCACATCGGCCGAGGTGAGGGCGAAGCTGTCCTGGTCGAATCGCATCTGCCCCACGACCTCCCCGGTCCGGCTCCGCACCGTCACCACGGGCGCCGTGGACGTCGGCAGTAGCATGAACCGATTCCGACCCGTCGCCGTCCCGAACGGCACCGGCACCCTGACCCCAGCCCCACCACTGGTCACGATCGGCGAGCGATCATACCAGAGCGGATCCCGGCAGACGATCTGGCCGATCGACTCCACCTGACCCGAAAGGAGCTTGATCCCGAAGGTGTCGTCTGCCGCGCCCTCGAACAGCCCGTAGCAGACCTTCCCGGGGGCGTCGACGGTCTCGATCTCGAGCAGCCCCTGCAACGCGTAGTGCCAGGCGCCAAGCGTCTCGCGCCCCGCCACCAACGTCGAGGAGCTGGCATTGTTCGTCCGGACACCAAGCGTCAGGGTCCGAGGCTCATAGACGGCCCCGCGCGTACTGGGGCGACTACCCCGCCTGCCCACTGACTGGACGCTGCTGTAGCGCGTGGTCGGAGGGCGGAGCCACCCAGCCAGGTCGATTGGCTCGACCCCGTACTCCTCAATGGGCACGCCGTTGATGGCGATGGATTCGAGGCTCACACGCTCCCCTTGCTCACGAGCTGCGCGATGAGCTCGAGTGGTCGGTTGTCGAGTTCGATTTCAGGGCGCGGGGGATCTCGGCGGACGTCCTCACCCTGCGGGAGGAGCCAGCGCCGGACCGCGATGATGCGCGGCGAGTTGGTGGCCAACCCACGTTCTGGATCACGCAACCGCACCCGTGCGCCGAGGAGGAATGGCAGGGCGCTGTCCTCTTCGGTCGCCTCCACTCGGTAGTGCGCCAGCGGGGAGGAGCGATCGACGAGGTACTCCTGCGCGGCGCGCCACAGCCACCCACCACCAGCCGACCGCCGGAACGCCGGCAGGTCCTCGGTGCCCCACCAGATCGAGACCGTGGGGTTGTAGAGCACGACCGAGCCCTGCACGGCCGTCAAGCGGAGTCGCAGGCGATACCACCCGTAGGCCACCGGTGCGTCCGGTGTCAGCACCACATCGAGCAGCGCTGTCTCACCCGTCACGTAGTTGGAGAGCGGGATATCCAGCGTCTCATCCAGGAGCGTAACGGGCGTGCCCTGCCGGCTGGTGAGGGTCACCTGCAGCGTCGGCTGCTCCCAGTTCTGCTGCCCGAAGTGGTAGTTCGCGCAGATCGCCCCGAGAGCGAGCCGAAGGGTATGGATCGTCCGCAGGGGCTCGCTGATGTGGACGTCGAGGTACGCGTCCTGCCCCTCAACAGGACCTCCATGGTCCCAAGCGAGCACGAACCACTCATCGAGGTCCGCGAGGCTTGCCGGGAGCGGGCGGTACAGGGTGGCAGAGGCGTTGTTGAGCGGGGAGTTGTGCTGGCTCACACACGGCACGGTAATGGGTAGCCCAGGCGCGTCCGCAGTGGAGTTCAGGTCCGAGATGCCCCAGTAGTCCACCTCGAAGCCACGGTCCCAGAAGGTCGCATCCTGCACGAACGCGAACCCCATCCGCTCGTGGCCACCGCCCCGATAGTCCACTGCCAACGTGTGAGAGAACAGCTCCGTCTCGTTCGCCCCGGTACCCGCGTCGCTTACATACACCGTCACAAGGAGACCTGTGACGGTGACACGGAACCGCTTGTTCCGAGGGAAATCTGGAAGCGACTCCGAATTCCCACGCGCGAAGTTTACAGAGTGGAGGGTGGCGTTCACCTCATCGTCATCTACCCCGGCCGACGGCACGCGGGTCAGGCCCACGAGCACCTGTGTGTTGACCGAGGGCTTCGGGATGATTCTGACGTAGTAGTACTCCGTGTCCCCGGAACCCGGCACATGGAAGCAGATGCGGATTTCGCCGCCCTCAATCGCGGTGCGACGGAGGTCACAGATCAGCCCGAAGTTGTCGTCGGCAATGTCGGCGTCGACGCGGCAGACCGACGTCACCCCGAACCCGCCGTTATTCTGTCGCAGCACCCCACTCGCGGTCACGATGTTCGCGAGTCCGCTGTTGTAGTCATATCCGGTGACGCCTGAGGCCCCTGGATCCGTCGGCGTATGACCGGACGCAGCGCCGGAGCTGGAGCCGAAGGTGTCCGCGAAAATCACGACGGGGCCAGCTGTCACCAGCGCCCGCTGCATGATCGTGAATGGGAACGTGGACCCCGCCGCCTTGATCATGTCGCCGGGCTGCACGACGAAGTTTCCCGGCAGATCCTCGATGGTGATGTCCACCACCCCGTCGCTCGTTGATGGCGTCGGGGTGGTGGCTGTCAGACCAGAGACCACGGCCTGGGTGTAGCCGTCGCCCTCACGCCAGCGCCGCTCGAAGTGGTCGGTCTCGTACGCGTGCAGCTCCCACCCGTCCGGCTGCTCGTTGGCGTCGAAGGTCTCCGGCATCGGCACGCGCACGAGGTTGCGCTCGGCACGACGATCCGGCGCACTGGTGGGCTTGTCGATGTGGCCGTAGATCCCGACGGCAAGCGGGCTCCACATCTCCCGGAACCGTGTGCCGTCGAGGTTCGTGACCCAGACGGGATCGTTCAGCCGCCAGGGGAGCAGATCCGGCAACCCTGCCAGCGTGACCCGGCTCAGCAGGTAGTTCACCGCCGTGATCTCGCGCAGGTGGTGCCCACCCCGACTGGTGGCACTCCAGAAGCGCAGGAAGAAGGTCGTGCGGGTCGTGTCCGTTCCGCCGACGACATACCAGCCGTCACCCAGCAGGCTGAGGCAGTGCACGTCGGTCTGGGTGTCCGCGGCGCCCACTGCACCGAGCGACTGGAACCGGTCATCCACGATCAGGTCCGCGTTCGCGTTGAAGGACGCGATGCGGTTCTCCTCCACCCCGGCATGCACCCAGCCGTCCCAGCCCACCAGCGAGGTGATCGCTCCGCCGCCGTGCACAGCAGCTGCGATCGTCGCCACGAGACTGGAGTCGGCCGCTGCGAAGAGGCTCAGATCCCCGGTGACGCTGGCAACCCAGACCTCCTCGACGCCGCTGGCATATGCGAGGAGCCGGTGATCATCGGAGGCGTCCTCGAGGTCGGCGTCGATGTCCGTGAGGTCATCGAAGGCCATGGTCGCCACATCGAACCGCACCAGCTGCCACGCGCCCGCGAGATCGGCCAGGCACCAGAGCACCCCATCACCATCGGCAATGCGCGTCGGCGTCACCGTGGCACCGATCGTCGCGTTGGTGATCGTGGTGAGGGAGTTGTCGCTCGGATCGATCAGGACCATGCCCGCATCCGCGGTGGTCCAGATCATGTCGTTCGTGGTGTCGTGGTGGAGCCAGAAGGCCCCTGCGAGGGTGATCGTGCTCTCCACCGACCCGTCGGCCGGGTCCACCACATCGACCTCGTCCTCACCGGCAATGAAGAGCCGGTCCGCGCTCTCGACGTACACGATCGAGGTCGGTGCCACCACGGTGAGGTCGTGCGTGGCCGTGATTGCTCCGGTGGGCAGATCCACTACCACCAGCTGGCCGACCGCGGCCCCGCGACGGATCGCGCACCACAGCTGATCACCGACACGAGCCGCAGCGTGCATGCGCGAGAGCTCTGCGCCGCTGTCCCCGCTGATCGTGACCTCAACGGGAGGCGGTACCAGCCCCACGAGCGCCTTGTCGGGGTAGAGCACACCGGGCGCGTCGTTGCCGACGAACTGATCGTCCTCGATCGCGAAGGGCGCCTCAGAGAGGTCGCGATCCGAGACCTCCACGATCCCCTGCGAGGGATTGGCCTCGAGGACGAACGGCACCTCCTCGATGCTCTGGGCGGCCAGATCACCACCGCTCGTGAGGCCGGTCACGCTCACGATCGTGGCCTGCAGGTCCGCGTGGATCTCGCGGTCGAGCGCCTGCACGTTCTTGCCCACGATGACCAGGGGCCGTTTGGTCGGCAACAGGACGCGGAGCGAGAGGAGGAAACCGTCGTCCCCGTCTCGGTCTGCCACGACACTCGCGAGGGTGCCCTCGACCAACCGCCGTGCCACAGCCAGGCAGGACTCACCGGCTACGGTGATCGTCGCGGCGCCATCCACCCCGATCTCCCCGACACTCCACCACCCCTTGCCGCGGCGCGCCATGTTGTCGACGATGAGCTGACACCACCCACGGGGGGAGAGCGTGGCCGTGAACGTCTCGGTCCAGACCCCATTCACCAGCATCTGCAGCGTCACGTCGCCCAGGTCGTGCAGGATCGGCGTCGCCTTGATGCGGGCAGTGGGGGTGAGGTCTTCGTCGTAAAGATGCTTGATGCGGTATTCCCGCACCTCGCCGAGCTCGTTGCGGAGCCGGAGGACGTTGCGGATCGCCAACGCGCCCAGGGCAGGGGAGTCCCGCCGCACCACGAGCGAGCACTCCTCCGCCCCGTCCAGCCCCTCACCGTACCGGCAGGAGACGAACTCAGAGACGTCGATGATCCGCGACCCGTTCGGGTCGGCGGTGACGTTGGTGCGGACCGAGAGGAGCGAGCTCATGCCCGCCCCGAGGCGCCCTTGAGGAGCGAGGCCCGGCCACCGAACTCGCGGTTGATGCGGGCCGCCACGCGTTCCGCCAACCGCTCGGTGTCGCGCAGGTCATCGGAGTCCACCCGGATCTCGATCTGCAAGACGACGTTGCCCTGAATCACGGTCCCATTGGAACCCACCCGAGCACGTGCCGCCGGCTGCTCGACCTCGGCGGACTCAGCCTCGGCACGGCGCAGGAGGTTGACGTAGGTCTGGATCTGGTCATTCAACGCCTGCTGCTCCGGCGTGATGCCACCCGGGCCCGCCTCAGCAGTGGTGGTGAACATCTCCAACAGCTGATCGATCGACTTGCCCGTGAACCCGAAGAGGTCGCCGGTCTGCTTGACCTGCTGCTCGAGCGAGGTCTGGAAGACGTCGAACTCCTGATTCAGGGAGGCCACCGCCTGGCGCATCTTCTCGGCGGCCTCAGCGGCGGCGATCGCTGCCTCATCCATCGCCGCGACGAACTCATCACCGAGGATGTCAATGAAGCGGTCGAACTCTTCCTGCGTGATCCGGCCCGCATCGAGGAGCTTCTGGGCGGCCTCGATCTCGGCATCCTGCTGCCGCTGCAGTTCCGCGGCCCGGACGTACCGGATCGCCTCCTCATCGCCTTCCAACTCCGCCCGCCGGCGGATCAGACCCATGCGGAAGTCGAAGTCCTCCTGCTCCCGGGTCCGGGCACGATCGGCCGCGGCCTTCTCGGCTTCGGCCTGCTGGATGATCGCCAGGCGTGCCAGCGAGGCCGCGTCCATGCCCTCGCGCACCGCCTGGTTGTATTCCTCTTGGGCAGCGATCGCCTCGCGCAGCACCGCAGCTTCTTCGGTCTTGCCGTCGAGCTCGAGCTGGCGCACATCCAGCCCCGCGTTGAAGCGCAGCTGGTTGGCGAGCTTCTCGCGGGCGCGGGCTTCGGCCTCAAGGCCCTGCGTGTACTCCAGCTGGGTGCGCATCGACTCGTCGAACGCGTCCCCGAACTCTTCCTCGAGACGCAGGCGCTCGCGGAGCTGCTCATTGGCGAACGCGGCCGCATCGGCTTCGGCGTTTCGCCCCTGCGCACGGAGGGCCCGAACCTCGAGGTCCTCACTCACCTGGGCGAGGAGGAGTGCCTGCTGCTCAAGCAGATCCTGCAGGGCCGCCTGCCCGGCCTCACCCAACTCTTCGAGACGGGCGATCAGGACGTCGATGTCCTCGGTGGACCCGACCACACCCTCAAGCCCATCGCGCAGCGCCTTGATGCCGTCGACACCTTCCTCGCGGAAGATCTTGTTCAGGACCCCGAGGTCGACGCCGAAGCGATCCCGGATCTCCCGACCGAGCGGGGAGCCGCGGAAGATCTTGACGGCCTCGGCTTGCGTGTCCTCGAACTGCTTGGCCAACCGGCGCTGTTCGCCGGTGAAGCCGTCGTAGAACCCGCTGGTGGACTTGAGGAATTCGTCGAGGCTCTCGGCGAACTGGTTGTTCACCCGATCGTACTCCCGCTGGATCGCCTCCGCCTTGGAGCCGAGACCGGCCAGACCCGAGACGATGCCGGTGACACCGCCGACGATGGCGCCGATGGGACCGCCGGCGGCGAACCCTGCAGCGGCCCCACCGAGGGTGCTGCCGAAGACACCACCAGCCCCATCACCGCCGATATCCTGACCGATCCCGGCCCCGATGCTGCCGGCCGCGAAGCCCGCGAGAGCGTTGGCCTTGCCAGACCCCGGGCCCTCGAACCCCTTGCCGATCCCGCCGAAGGTGGTGGCGCCGGAGGTGATGTCCTTCAGGAGCTGATCAATCCCCAGGGCCTTGATCGTCATCGTCGCCGCGATCGAGGCCGCCGCCTGCTTGGCGAGGTCCTCCACGCTGGCGAAGAACTGCGAGAACCCCTCGAGCCCGTTGTCGAAGATCCCGGCAAAGCCGCGCTGGAAGGCGTCACTCGTGGTGCGCAACGCCGCCTCGTAGCTCCGCTGCGCCTCCTGAATGTCGCGCTCACGGATCGCAGCATTGGCGTCGACGAGTTCCTGTGGGGTCTTCACCCCATCGATCCCGCGGAGCTGCAACCCACCGAAGGGCGTCCCCTGACCCACGACGCGAGGGGTGAGGGCCGCGCCAATGAGGTCCGCGCGCCGCTGCACATCCAACAGCTGCAGGAGTTCCTTCGGGACCGCCTGGCCGAGCCGCCCGAAGGACTCTCGGAGGCCGTTGACCGTCTGCTCATACTCCAACTGAATGACGCGCGCCGTGTCCGTGTGGGCGCGTGCGATCGTGGTCGCGGCATCGAGCTGGAGATCACGCAGCGCCGTGGCGTCGCGGCGCGCTGCCTCAGCCCGGCGCTCGGCTTCACTGGCCTGCTGCTTTTCGAAGTCAGCCCGGCTCTTGGCGATACCCTGACGCTCGAGCTCTCGATCCCGCTCCTGTTGGGCAATGGCCTTGAGCGTCTCTCCGCGCTTCTCGATCGCCTTCTGGATCGCGGCTTCGTCGATGATCAGCTGCGGTGCCGCGCCACCCTGCGACACGAACCGCCCGCGCCGTTCGGCCGCGATGCGGGCTTCGTCGGCAGCCAAACGCGCCCGCAGGTTCGCCTGATTCTCCTGCGCAGTGACACCCTGCTCGAGGTTGTAGCGCTTGAGGAGGGACTCGATCAGCTTGTCGGTCTCCTCCTTCACGCGCCGGGTCTCCCCAGTGAGCTTCTCGTACGCCGCCGAGATCAGAGCGACGCCAGCGAGCACACCGACCGTGACCGCCCCACCTGCGGCCAGCGAGCCGAAGGCCGACACGACGCGCCCGATTGGCCCCGGGATGCCGGCCGCCGAAAGGGACAGGGTCGTGAGAGCCCGGTTCAACTGGTTGGAGGCGGAGACGGCCTGACGCTTCGCGGCGGCGGCAGCGGCCACCCGCGTCGCATTCTCGGCATGCGCGGCGGTCTCCGCTGTCGCGAGCACGCTGCCCTTCGCCCAGGCGGCTTCGCGTGCGGCGGCGACCTCTTCAATCAGGTTCTTCTCGATCCGCTTGAGATCGAAGAACGTGGACGTCTTGACCTGCTCGCCTCGCGCGAGCTTCTGCTCCATCTCGGCGCGCAACGAGCTCGCGGCCGCCAAACGCTGTTGCGCCTGCGCGGCCTGCGCCATCGCGTCGGCCCCCTTCTGGACCGTCGCGGTCATCCGTTCGGAGGCGCCCTCGATGTTGGCGAAGGAGCGGGCGACGACCTTCTCGCCTTCCTCCACCTTCGTCGCGTCAAGCGCGATGCCCACCGTCGCGAGGTCAACCACGTTACTTCGCCTCCCTCAGCACGGTGAGTTGCAGGTCATCGAGTCGGAGCAGGAGCGCCACTTCATTCGGCCGCACATCGCGTCGCGTGAGCGCGGCCCACGCCGCCACTTCGGTGAAGCTCAGGGGGTTGGCCCCCATACCGCTGTTCGTTCGGCGGGCGGCCAACTCCCCGTACCATGTCCAGAGGTAGCGCAGCGCCTCAGGCGGCTCTTCGCGCACCTCCTCGTCCTGCTTCACCACCGGGCGTCGGCCTGTCTGGCGCTCGATACTCGCCAGGTGGGCCGACATCGTACCGAGGTCCTTGGCGCCCTTCGGTCTGAGGGCGCCCTGAAACACCGATCGCGCGAACGCGATCAGGTCGTCGTCGAGGCCCCGAGAAAATGCGAACGCTCGTCGATGAAGCCCTGCGCCTGATCCGCCGCCCACCGCTCCTGCAGGTAGAACTGCCGCGCCAGCGCCGGGGAGAAGGTCGACTCACCCTTGTAGGTGAAGTTCTGCCAGCCGAGCGTGCAGGCCACCAGCAGAGACAGCGCCTGGTCCCGCAGCTGCTCCGGCGTCAGGCGATAGCCGCGCGGATTCCGCTTGGCCTCCTCCAGCTGGCGACGCTGCAGATCGAGCTCCGCCGCGCGGTACTGCTCGGAGTCCTTGCCCGCCAGGATGAGGGTCGCGGGCCCGTCGTCGTCCCGCAGCTCCTCCCCGGTGACGGGGTGACGGAGCACGCACGGTGCGCCGGCGGTGGCCTTCTCGGTCAGGTTGAAATGCAGTTCCACACAGACTCCTTGGGGCGTGGCCCCGATGGCCCCCCGGCATCACGCCGGGGGTGCCGTGGTTACGCGGCGGTCGAGTCCTGAATCGCCAGGGTGGTGAGGTCGGTGGATGCGGAGGCTCCACCCGCGACGTTGAGCAGCGCGGTGAACGGCAGGGTCTGGATGATCCCCTGATCCCCGTCGCCCTTCGACGCCCCGCCGACCTTCACGCGCGGCATCACGAACGAGACGAAGTCCGCATCGTCCTCGTTGTTGGTGGTGAGCACCACCTGCAGGGCCGCTTCGGTCTCGTTGATGAAGAGGTCCCGCAGGGTCTCATCCTCGAAGTAGGCGGTCATCTGACCACTCACCCGAGACCGGCCGTAGAACTGGCTGGGGATCGTGTTGGACCCGACCACCGGGTCGCCACCGACGCCGAGATCCACCGTGATCTCCATCCCCGTCACGACCGCGACGTCTGCACCCGCGAGGCGGAGCGAGCCATTCACGGCGGCCGTGAGGCCCGTGGTGGTGACGGCGGTCGGGGTGGTGAAGTACTGGGCGGTGCCGTACGAGGCGTCCTTCGCGATCAGCCCGAAGGAGATCGTCGCCATGCCCGTCGCCGGGAGCGAGATCCGCACCGAGGCGATGCGCACGTCGATGAAGCGCTCCGACTGCGCGATGTCCGAGAACCACTTCTCGAACGTGTACGCGTCCGCCGTGAGGCCAGTGGTGGGCATCCACGACTTCCGACCCACCACCGTGCAGGTGACCGCATCGGTTTCCACTTCGGTGGACACCGGCTCGGCGACGGTGAGCACCAGCGCGGTCACGTCGGTGACGCGGAAGTTCTTGTTGTTGTTGTTCGCGCCCGCGAAGCCGGTCCACCGCACCACGTCACCGACCTTGATGCCGTCGGTGATGAACGAGCCCGCCAGGCGCGTGAAGGTGCCCGCCGAGTTCGGGGTGACGTCGTTGATGGAACCCGTGTCCTCGCCGGCGGTGAAGTCGCGCCGGAGCAGGGAGCCGAGGAAGTCCACGTAGGTGCCCGGGGAGAGCTCGCCATCGAGCGCCCCGCCCCCACGACGCACACCGTGGCGGAAGTCCACCACCTGGGCGTGCTTGACCTTCTCGTTGGACTCGTAGGTGTCCTTCGAGATGTCCAGCGTGCAGCTGACCCGCCGGATTTCCTTGCCGCCCGTCTCGCCGGAAATGGTGCCGAGCGCGGACTGCTTCTTGTAGGCGACGACCGTGTTGATACCGGATGCGATGGTCATGACTCTCTCTCCTCAGTGGCGCGGCGGTGCCGCGATCAGGTGATCAGGTTTCGCGTGTGCACATGCCAGGCGATGTCCACCGGCACCACGTACCACGCCGCATCGATGTCTCGCCCTCCACCCCACCGCCGGGCACCATCGCAGTGCACCGTCGTGTCGCCACTCACCAGCGTCTTGCCGCGCGGAAACGCATCCACCACCGCCTGGGCGAGGTCGTCCGCTGTTGTGGTCCCGCCCTGCAGCGGGAAGTGCAGCAGGATCCGCCACACCCCTCGCCGTTCCACCCAGCCGTTCTGGGCTGGCATGGTCAGGAGTCGTTCCGGGCCATATGCCAACCGATGCCGTAGCCACGCTGTGCCGGGTTCCGGCTCAAACGCCGTGTTTTCCTCCGCCCGATCGGCCGGGATCCCACTCACCAGGGCGAGCCGCGCCTCAAGGGCGGCGCGCACCTCGGCGTAGACGCTCACGAGTCACCCATCACCGCAGTCGCGACCTCGTCGACAATCAGCTGGATCGCTTCCGCTGCGGGCCGCACGAAGCCGTCCGGGGCTTGGGGGGACCAGCCGTCGAATTCCAGCCTGCGAATCGCCGGGCCGTTGTTGGTCAGGTACAGGGTCGAACCCGGCGTGAAGGTCTCGATCGCTGCCTCAACCCGTGCCTCCGCACCGGCCTGATCCGCTGCCGGGGGACCCTCAGGTGGTCCATCCACCGAGGCATCCCAGTGCGAGCGGTGGAAGCCAGTGCGGATCGGGGTACCCACGGAGTAGTTGCCGCCGGAGATCGCCTCGTCCGCGAGGACGCGTGCGGTGCCCTGCACGAGCTGCCGCGACTTCGTGGCAACGACCTCCTGCAGTCGACTCAGATCGGCACCGAACTCCTTGGGGCCGTTCATCGTCCGAGGGTCACGCGATAGAGGAGCACGTCAGTGCCACCAGCAGGCGTCACCGGACTCACGCCGAGCACGTTCCACTTCAGGTCTTCCCACATGGCGGTCTGGCCGGCCTCGGGGGCGAAGGCCAATCCCTCGGGGAGCACGGCGAGTCTACGGTGCTTCTGGCGCACGGTCGTCGCTGCGCGGAAGTCGTCAGCAGATGCGTCCCGGCCACCGAGTGAGGGAGGGCCGCCCGTCGCTTCTGCGCGCGCAGTCGCCCCCGTCGTCGGATGGGTGAAGACGACGACACCCTTGGCTTGCGAGGGGGCCATGCGGTGCGCAGCCTGCGCGATCGCGGCGAGGTTCATGCGATTACCTCACCCGGGTAGCGACGGCGCGCGTAGTCCCGGAGCCATGCCGGGGCATCGTCGTTCAACCGGATCTCGACGACGCCGTAGCGGATGTGCTGACTCCGTAGCTTCTCCGAGGTCCACTCGCGCACCCAACCACCCCGAGGGCATGCCGCCGCGATGAGGTTGGATTGCACGCCATCGACCGTCGCAGTGCTGTTGCGCATTATCTCCAGGTCCTCGTACCACTCCACCGTTTCCATGTCGAACACCGTGACAGCCGCAGGCGCCCCCAGCGGGATCATCCCGCAGGAGCCCGCCACCACACCGGCGAGGACGGAGAGTGCCGCGCGACGCGTGATCACCGGACCACCGTCGGCTGGCTGGCGTAGACGAGCCCGCGCAGAATCGGGCGGATCACCTCGCGCATGTACTGCGCGCCGGTGCTCTGCGCGGTCGCGCTGGCGTCGAAGCTCATCGAGAGTTCGCTGCCGAAGTCGATGCGCGTGAGACCCTGCTGCGCGTTCGGCGCGAACGGGTCCGGGCGACAGGCTTCCGCGGCAAGGAAGAAGCAGAGCCGTGCATGGGCCTGCTTCAGGGCGATGGGGAGTTCTGTGGTGGTGTAGTCGCCGAAGCCGTCCCCGCGACTCACCCCACGACGGGGGCAGGCAAGGGCCTGCGTCTCCGTGGCCGGCCAGCCGACGAACGCCAGCTGGTCCAGCAGCTTGGTGGCCCCGATGGCGATGCGTACCTGATCATCCTCCTCAGCCATGATCCACGTCGTCGGAGATGGGAACAGCTGATCCGCCACCGTCGCCAGCTCGGCGAGGGTGTTGTAGCTGTTCGCGTCCGCGGCGCCGATCGTGGCGATGAGGGTGGGCACGGGCTACTTCGCCTTCGCGTCCTTGGCCTCACCCTTGGCGGCCTTCGCGGCCTCCCACGGCTCGGTCTGGTGCACCTTGGGGTCGAAGGCGGCGGCGTCGATGCGCACCGGCTGCCCGGCGAACTTGTCCTTCCAGTAGACCAGGCGTGTCGCGGTGGGGTTGCTCATGTGCTGCTCCCGTCGATGTGGAACGGGGCGCACGGCGATCCTCGCGGACCACCGTACGCCCCTCAGGCTCAGGCCCGCAGGCGGGCCGCGAGGTTGCCGTCGAGCACCTTGACGCCGAACAGGCAGTCCAGGGCCACGTGGACCTCGGACGAGTTGCCGACGTAGTAGACACGGCTGCGGACCGAGATGCCGGACCGCTCATCGGTGACGGTGGCGATCTGCGCACCGAGGTTGTTGCCCATCTCGGAGAGCGGGGCCATCGCGAGGGCAGCCCAGTTCCGGTGGAACGCGAGGTTCGACACGTGGGTGTCGAGGTTGATGGTCACCACCGCACCGGACGCGTAGTCCTGCACGAGTGCCGGGTAGATCCCGACGCTGGTGATCGCGCCACCCGAGGCGGTCTTGTCCTCGGTGAAGACGTAGCGCTGGGTGTTGCCCGCGATGACGAACGAGTCACCGGCCTTGATGGTGCCGTCGGTCGTGATCGACCCGATGGCGATCGAGGTGGCCCCCTTGTCGGCATCCGCCGTCAGGGCACCGACCGGGTCAGCCGCGACACCCGGGGTGTGGCTCGGGGTGTTCTGGTTGACGAAGAACTCCATGCCGAGACGCTGGCCGAGCGAGCCGCGCATCACGCCGTCGGTGGTGCCCGACGCATCCGCGCGGGTCCACTCCGGCAGACCCAGCACCCCGGCTTCGCCGGTGCCGTCGAGCATGAAGTGCATCATGCCCTCGTCCTCGAGCGGGACGTTGTTGTTCCGGAGCACCTTGCGGGTGGCGGTGATGTCCGCCCACGCGATCGCCGCGGCCGCCTGATCGTGGTACCAGGGGACGTACTTGTAGAGCGCGGCGAGGCTCTCGTCGATCTTGTTCGCCAGCGCGTAGGTCGCCGGGCGGATGTGCTCGCGGATGATGTCGTCACCCGTGAAGCTCAGCTCCTTGTCGGTGAGCTTGAACTTCACTTCCTTCCACTCGGTCAGCTGGATGTCGACGTTGCCCGCGTCGATGTCCTGCGCGGTGCTCGGCGCGTTCTCGGCCGTGAAGGTCGAGGGGCGACGAATGGAGATCGTGGAACCCCGCGACTGCGGGGTCTTGTCGTAGCCGCGGTAGACGCGGCCGGCGAGTCCGAGATTCTTCTCGAGGGCGATGATCGCCTCGTTCGCGTAGAAAATCGGATCGTAGACACTCAGGACGTTCGGCATGATGAAACCCTTCGTGCGAGAGGTTGCTGCGCCCCGCGATGCGGGGCAGTGATTGCGTTCCGGGCACCTGACCCGTCATGCGCTCGGCCTCTCGCCTGCGCCCTGTCCTGCGTGTGCTGCTACCCGTCGATCAGCTTCAGCGGGCGCCCTTCCTTCTCGGCGCGCGCCTTGGCGGCCTGGTACTTCCGAGGATCCTTGGCGTCGGTGCGGGTGATGGTCATGTCGCCCGTGGCGACCCCACCACCACCACCGCTCCCAGCGCCCATCCCACCAGCATCAGAGCCCTCGTAGACCCGGGGCTTCTTCGCCTTGTAGTAGTCCTTCCAGTACTTCTCGACCGTCATGGTGTCGGGGCGGCCGTCCTCATCGAGGACGATGACCTTCCCGTCCTTCATGTCGAACCGGTGACGGTTGAGGCGCAGCTGGTCCTCGATCTCATCCCGGCGCACCTTGGCGTCGATCATCGCCAGGCGCACGGTGTCGGAGATGTCGCGATCGAGGAGCTTCTGCTCGAACTCCTGCGCCCGCTGCTCCGCCGCGGTGACCTTCGTGCCGTACTCGGTCTCGAACTTCTTCCGGAGGCTCTCGATGGTCTCGGCGTCGCCGCCCTTGCCCTTGTTCTTCAGCTCGTCGTGCTCGCGCTTGAGCTCGCTGATCTGCTGCGGGGTGAAGCCGAGCGACTCGAACTCCGCCGCCTTCTGCTTCCAGGTCTTCACGCTGCCGCGCTCCTCATCGAGCGCCTTCCGCAGGGCGAGCGTGTCGGGATGCTCCCGCACGTTCACCTTGAGCACGAAGCCCCCGTCCCGTTCCTCGTACAGCGGCCGCAACGACTCGGCGACCTTTTCCAGTGAATCCACCACCGGTGACAACGCGTCCATCGGTCACTCCCTGGGAGTCTCTCCCGCTGGTTCCGTTTCTCGCGGAACACGAAAAGGCCCCACCTCCGAGTTGGAGGTGGGGCCGTGCGCCCTCTGGGTGCGGGTTGCCCCGCGTATGGTGCCGGGTCTCCCCGGCGCTGTCACAATCTACGAACTGTCGCCGTCATCGCGCAACTGTTCGTCGAGCCACGCCTGCAACCGGGGGGTCGCCTCCATGCCGAGATGCACACCGACAGCCCCTGGGAGATACCTGCACCCGAAGACGAGATCCGCATCGTCCAGGTGCTGCACGCGGTAGAGCGCCTGACCCTTGCAGCGCCAGCAATCGTCATCGGCGCCGAGGCATTCCCGGCAGACCGCGAAGTAGAGGTCCATGGGCCGAGCATACCGGGTCGGCCCCGTGCCGCCAAGCCCGCGATCAGCGACCACGGCGCCCCAGCTGCTCGAGGAGCCGATCCCGGGCGGCGGTTGCTGGCTGTCCCCTGCGGAACCCTCTTGGCACCAGCCGCTCGATGCACATGCAGTTCGGGTGCTGGATCGGGCCGACGGAAACGACGCCATCGCGGGAGGTGTACGACCCACCGATCTCGGCGCGCTCCCCATGGAATGGCGCGCAGATCTTGCAGACCATCTCCAGACGAGAGGTGACCCACTCCCGTTCCCATTCGGCCGGATTCAGGGTGCCTTCGGCGACCAGCCGGGCCCACTGCAGCCGCCGTCCCTCGGACTGCGCCCGCATGACCTCGGTCCGGGCAATCGTCTCGGCACGTTGCCGGAGCTTCTTCGCGGCGAACTTCGCGACCATGCGGTCCACCTGGTCAGGCTTCCGCCCCTCGCCCTCGAGGCGGGTTCGGTACCGCTCGACCTGCTCGGCTTGCTGTCGCGTGAGGCCGATCATGTCCCGGATCTCGCGCGCCAGCTTGGTGGGATGGGTGCCATTGGCGATGCCGCGGCTGATCGCCTCACGCAGGGCCGCCTCGCCCTCAGTGGTGATCCCCTGGATGCGTCGCAGATCCGCCTCCCGAATGGCTTGCTGGGTGTCCGGTCGCTCGAGCGCGTGCCGTGCCCACGAAACCCGCACCAGCTGCTCCGCCTGCAAGGGTGCCGGCAGGCTGGTGCGCGCGGCGTCCCAGGCGGCTTCGCGGATGGGGCTCAGCTGGGTGATCATCCGTGCGAGGGCGTTCCGCATCGCCGTGTCGTCGACGGCTCGGACCGTGGCCTCGATGTTCCGCACCAGAAGATACCGCTCCACCGTGGCGAGCCAGTTCCCGGCCTTGGCATCGGCGACCGCGCGCAGCAGCTCGCGCCAGAGCCGCCCGATGGTCTTCTCGACGAGGAGGTCCAGTTCGCGGGGGGTCACGCGACGACCCGCCGGCGGTGGTCGACCGCATACCAGGAGATGACCTTGGCATCGAGGAGCGAAGCGCACTCTCGCGCGTAGACCTTCACCGGCACCCACGCCTTGGTGTTGTTGTCGATCACCCGCCCGTTGTGGTAGACGAGGACATGGCGCTCGATGAAGAGCGCGATCGCCAACCGCCGGCCGATGGGAGGCGGGGCCTGAAGCCACGCCGAGAGGGTGGGCTCCTTCCCCTCCTCGTACTCATCCCAGCGGACGCAGAAGGAGCGGAACAGGTTGAGGGTCCGGGTCAGGTACTTCATCTGGACGCGTTGCGTCTTCCGCACCTGCCGGCGGCGGTCCGGGTAGGTCGCGGCAATCAGCCGAGCGGCGAGGTCCACACTCGGAATCCCGAGCACCACGGCGATCATCCACGGGCCGCAGAACCGATTGCGGCCCGTAGGCGTGAAGCGGGGGAAGACCGATCGGCTCACCACTGCCCCTGATAGATGAACGCCTCGATGGTTTCCCCTGGAGGAGACCACGGCGCCTTGCCGCGCACGTAGCGGTGCCGGGTCTTCGGCGCGTGGGCGGGATAGTCGCACGCGGCTGCTGCCAATGCTTCCGCCCGCGCACGTTCCCCGTCCTTCGGGCCCCCGAAGTAGCTCAGTGGGTCGGGTCGATCCTCGGTCATGCCACCATCTCCACGGGCTCGGTGGGCGACTGCCTCAGGTCGATCTCCTCCTGCTTCACGTCGATCCGCTGCAGCAACCGCCCCCCACGCCGAATCTCGTTCATGAGGGTGGTCCAGGTGAGCTTGCCCTCGCTCTCCATGTCGTTCAGCACCCGGATCTCATCGACCGTCAGGGTGATATCCCGGAACGAGCGTTCCATCGTGATGGAGCCGCCATCCGGCTCGCCGTAGAAGGCGGCCATGGAGCCGAACGCGGCCTCGAGGGCGTCGTTCAAGGACCGAATCGCCCGGGCGAGCTTGGACTCCTCGCGATCGGCCTTGAGTTCGGTCTCGGTGGCCGTCTGCTCCACCGGGGCGTCCCGGCGGATCATGGAGTACCCCATCGACCCCATCAGCCGCTCGATGTCCATCCGGTCCTCGCGGAGCGGCTCGAGGGCGTTGCCAACCCCCTCCATGAACTTCGCGTCCCCGCCGACGCCCACATCGATCCCGGTGTCGGAGTTCATCTGGATCACTTCGCCCGGGACCGCGTTCACCCGGCCGATCCAGACGGGGATCGCGATCGCGGTCTTGTGCATGGAGTAGGCACGCGCGCTCTTCAGCTGCGTGTGCTCGAGGTTGGCGTAGGCCATGCCACGGAGCGGAGGTCGCGAACGGAAGAGCCCTCGCTTCTCGCCCCCGTAGAACGGGTGGACCGGGATCCACCGGGGGCCGCGCAGTCGACCCGACTCGATGATCGCAAACTCCTGCTTGCCACGGCCCTTCCTCGGCATCTCCTCGTGCACCTCGAAGGTCACGTACGGCACGGGATCGCCCGCCTCGGTGATCTCCACCGCCTGGCGGAGCACGCGATACCGGAGCTTCTCCACGTACCCGAACCCGTCGTCGAGCTGGGCGTCTTCCTTGATCTTGACCATTGTCGGCACCCACCGACCCAACACCCGCCCTTCATGCCAGGCGTCGATCTGGTCAGCGCTGAGGCGCACCATGTAGGCGCGGAGGCCGAGCCGCTGTTCCTGCTCGAGCGTCAGGTCAGGTGGCGCCGGCGGGTAGTCCACGAGGATCGCCCCGTGCCCGTCCTGCAGGCTCCAGTCGAGGCACTCCTGCGTGAAGACGTCCCCATGGGTGCCGCGGAGGTCGATGTCTTCCCAGTCGCTTCGGATCCGGTCCGGCACGTCGTCACCCAGCTCCGGCGGATGCCGGGTGCCCAGCCCCACAAGGGACGCAATGGTCTCGTCCAGGGCTTCGAAGCCGAACGTGAGCTTCTTCCGCGTCTCGTAGTTGTTCAGCCCCTCCGTCTTGCCGCGGGGGATGATACGGTCAGGGTCGTTCTGGATGCTCTCATTGAGGTTGCGCACCCGGCGGATCAGTTCCCATCGGGGCCGCATCTCGCGGAACGCTGCGCACTCATAGGCGGGCGAGTTGGTGTCGGCGCTCATCGGGGCCTCAGTAGGAGACGGTGACGGTGCGGAAGTCGCGCTGCCGGATCAGCGGCGCGAGGGCGTAGCGGATAGCGTCGATGTCATGGTTGTGGGCGTCGACCAGCTGCGGGAGGACGTCCCCCGTCCGCTTGTCGACCTTGTAGCGGTAGAGCCGCATCTCTTCGGCGGTCCGCTTGCAGCGGGGGTGCACGACGATCTGGTCATAGCTGCGCAGGTGCTCGATCCCGTCCTCGACGGAACCAGACCACTTCGGCGCCGCCTCCACCCGCCACCCACGGCGCACCATCTCGGCGATGGTCTCCGGTCGCGCGCTGTCGGCACGGATCACGTAGCGCTTAGCGTCGGGGACGCGGGACCAGCTGCGCTCGAGGTCGTCCAGGGTGAGACCGATCCCACCCTCGGAGTACTCGATCCAGAGTCGACCATCCCCGATCCACATGCGCACCAGCACGGCAGGGTCGCGCGCGAAGCCCCAGTCCGCTCCGTAGTAGGGGCCCTGCCACCCGGACTGCGGTTCGAACTCGTCCACGATGTAGCGGCCGGCGAAGACCTGGGCATCAGAGCGGGTGAGCGGCTCGCCACCCCAGACGTGGGCATAGGCTTCCGGGTCCCGGCGCTTGAGCTCGCGCGCCTCTTCAGCCAGCACATCGGGGAGCCACGGGTTGTCACGGTACCCGACGCGGTGCACCAGGGCACGCGCTGGCGGGTCAGCGACGAAGCGCTGATAGGTCGGGTCGGTCGGTTCAGCGGGGTTGAAGGAGACCCAGATCTCGGAGTCGGGCTTCCGGATCGTCGGGATCAGCACCTTCCACGAGGTATCCGAGACGGCCTCCGCCTCCTCGATCCAGCAGACATCGACGCCCTCCGTCGACTTCACCTCGTTCACGTCCCGGCGAAGTCCCTTGAAGAGGAACTCCGTGCCGTTGGAGCCGAAGATCCCGGTCTGCTGCACGGTGTAGCACCAGCCCAGACCCAACTTCTCGATCTGGTCACTGAGGAGCCGGTGTACCGAGTCCTTGATGGACGCCTGGAACTCGCGGGCGCAGAGGATGCGGAGGGAACTCCGCGCGCCGAGGATCAGAAGCGCGCGGCCGAACTGCCACGACTTCGCCGACCCTCGCCCACCATAGGCGACGCGGTACCGCGCACCGCCCAGCGGAGGGTCGAAGAGGAAGCCGAAGGCTTCGGGGATCTCGACCGCGAGGCTAGTCACCCTTGGGCCTCACGAGGACGACCTCGATCGAGGCGGGCGGGAGAGGGGCGCCATCCTTGCCGGTGTGCTCGTGCTTGTTCACCAGCATCCCAAGGTGCTGGGCGATCAGGTTCAGCGCCGGCGTCTTCGCGTGGAGCTTGAACTTCGTCTTCCGCACCGGCTCAGGGAGGCCGTCCGCGCCCTTCTGGTAGACCACCTCCTGCGTGATCTCTGAGATGGCCCGGGTCGCCTCCTCAGGCATGTGCGACCAGTCGAGGGCGATCTCCCCATTCTCATCGAACCGCACGTAGTTCCGCATGTCCGCGAGCCCGATGATCGCGAGCTCACGCAGCACATCATCCGCCTTGACCCGAGCTCGCTCCCGCCGCGCCTCCAACTCTTTTTCCACAATTGCGGCGATCTGGGGAGTTTTCAACAATCGCGCGCCTTGGGAGTAGGCTGCCTTCGGGGCGTATCCACACCGGATGGCTGCCTGCGTCGCGTTGAGGTCGACCAGGTACTCCGCAGCGAACCGGGCGCGGTCCGGCTTCGGCCGGCGAGGGCGGGGGACGCGCTTCGGCGGCGCCTTCGGGGCGGCCTTGGTCTTCTGGTTGGGAGCGGTCTTCCGCTTGGTCATCTCGGCTCCAACGCACAAAAGCCCCACCGCGTCCTGCGCGGTGGGGCCGTACGCCCTCTGGGGTCAACGGTCGGAAGCTACCGATTCACGACACATCCAACAAGCGGAGCGCGCGCACCGCGACCTCGAGCACGGTGTTGCACTTGCGGTGGCGGTAGCTGAAATGGATCCAACCCTTGATGTCGGGGGTGGGCCCTCTGCCCGTGCCGGGCTTGACCCTGAGCCGCACGGGTCGGTCCTCTCCGAAGACGTACGGCATGAGATATCCACAGACCGGGCAGGTGGGTTGGGCGCCGAGCGTGCAGGGGTGCCAGGCGTGGGGGTCGTGCGGGGCAGGGTGGGGCATGGTCCTCTCCGCGAGGTGAGGGAGTGCGGTCACAGTGCGTCCAGGAAGTCGGAGGGTGGAAGAGGAGAGGCGTGTGCCTGGACATGGCAGCGCCGGCAGACCGCGACGAGCTGGTCAAGCGGGACGATGAGTCGGCGCCAGCCGGACTCTGGCCCATAGCTGAGGTGGTGAGGATCTCCCGTCGCCGGATCACCCGCGCAGGCGATCCGCATCTCACAGACGCCCTTGGATCTGAGGCGAACCTTGCGAGCGAGGGCGCGCCACTCCGGCCGGCAGTAGGCGTTGCTCTTCGCGAGCGTCTTCCGACGCTTGAGCTTCGCCGAGGAACGGGGCAGAGGCTTCTTCCGCTTGATCGGACCGGAGCGCTTCATGCGGCCCCCCGGCCGTGCTGGCAGTGATACTCGATGTGCTGTTCAAGGGACTCCCACCCGAAACCGGACGAGCCGGACGAACCGTGACCGACGATCTTCCAGTGGGGGTGCTTCTTCTTCCCACCACGGACCTTCACGATGAGGCGGACGCGGATGAGCGGGCGCCCGGTGGTGAAGATCGTCCACCCGCCATCGGCTTCTGGGAGGGCATCCCAGACGCCGGTCCGGACGATGCGGGCCACGTGCATGGCCAGCCTCCGCTCACGAGCCTCGCGACGGTGCTCGAGAGTATGCACGCTCACCGCAGCACCTCGAGCGGCTTGGTCAGTGGCACCCACGGGGCTTCATGACCGTTCAGGCAGTGCGTCCCGGTCTGGGTGGTGTCGCAGTCCCAGCAACGCCACTTGGTCTGCCCCGCGGCGAGGTCCTGTACAGGCGTCTCGATGCGGGCCTGACCCCAGTTGTCCGGCCGGCGGGTGCCGTACTTCTTCGCCCGGCGCTCGCGATAGAGGCGATCGCTGATCCGCCGGCGCTCCCGCGCCTCTTCGACCGACGTGGTCCTGGTGTTGGGGAGCACGTCCGGGGCGAGGGAGGGCGCACCAATGCGCGCTGCGATGCCATGGTCATTGGCAATTCGGGTGATGGTGCGGTCCGAGTAGCCGTAGCGCCTGGCGAGCTTCTCGCGAGAGGCTCCGGAGCGGAGCTGGTCGACGATCTCGGCCTCGATGAGGGCGGGCATGCGCCTGGTCACCCCTCCCCCCTGATCTTGCGGACGCGGGCGAGGGCGGCGGACATACGCTCTGCCGCTTTCTCGTATCGTTCGACGTGCGCTTCCATGGCGGTGCCCTCGTCGGATGCCTTGTTGCCCGCGTCGTCCGCATCATGGACCTCGATCAACGCCTCCGCGAGCTGCATCATGGCCTCGGTGAGCGAGCCGGGGGCGGCGACCGTGTACTCGCAATACGGCTCGCGGCGGCACCAAACCACCTCCACGCGGATCGGGGCGTCAGTCATGGGGCACCTCGCTGCCGTTTGCCAGCTCGATCCCGGCGCTGCGGGCGGCCTGAATGACTGCGAACAAGTCCCCCCAAGTGAAGCGATGTTGCGGCCACGACGGTTCTAGCCAGCCGAACGCGATGCCCTCGGATGAACATTGGACGCCGACCGGGCCGTTTTCCTCCGGGTCGCTGGACGTAGCAAACAGGCGGAACTTGAGCGTGGTGTCGTCGGCCACCTCGTGGAAAGCGTGGTCGCGATTCTTTTGGGCCTGCGTGCGGCCTGTCAGCTTCTCGCCGCACTGGTAGCACATCGGCGCGTGTCGCCATCCCGGCGTCGGGCGAATGGCCAAACCCTTGCGCTCACCCATCCCCCACCTCCCTGTATTTGTGTCCGTCCCATGTGACGCCGACCGCCGACAAAGCGGCGGCGTAGAACCGGGGTGGCTCCATGCGCTCGAACTCCTCCGCTTCGACGTTCCGGTACCACCGCAGCAGGGCGTCGTCGTACTCGCGAGAGTGCCGCGAGGGGATGCCGCGCAGCGTGTCCCACATCCGGCGGCACCACCCGGCGAAGCTCCTCTGGTTCATCACTCGGAAGGCCCCCACGATCATCCGGACCTCCACGTCTCCCTCGGTCAGCACGCGGTCAGTCGGCACGGGGATGTCGGTCACTCGGCCCTCCATGCTGACAGGGTGATGACGAGCCACAGAGCCACAAGGGCTCCGACAGCCCACCGGGGACCGCCTACAATCAGGAGTGCCACCACACTGTGAACGCTCCACGCAACAATCGCGACGGCAATCGTGAACAAGAACGTGCCCGCACTTAACTTGACCAATGACGGCTTAGGCATCACCCCTCCCCGGAGAGCGCGGCGAGCTGGGCGCGGATGTCCGTAAAGTCCCGGTTTCTCGCCCACGCACCGCTTGCCAACCCCACCGCCTCCCTCGCAATCGCCACGGCGGCGTCGGCTCGCTTCTCCGCTTCCGCCAGCCGCGCCTCGGTCGCGGTGAGGGTGGCGCGGAGCTGGTCGATGCAAACCCAGCATACCGTGGAGGACGCGAGGGCATCGCCGCACTCGCAGACTGCCTCCTCCCCCCGCGCCGGGGGATGGGGGCGTTCGGCTCGCAACGCCAGCACTTCGCGGGCGAGATCGTTGCGCTGGATCATGACTTCGGCGAGGTCGTTCACATGGGGCTGGTTTCCCCACCGCACGCAGGGGCTTTGATCGTCGGCCCATCTCTGCACCACCTCGTCGCTGATTCGCTCATTCGTCGCCATCGTGCGCCTCCGGGGTGGGGGTGGGGACCACGCGCATTGCCATCCTGCGAGCCGCCGCACGGTCCTCGTCTGAGAGCCAGCCCATCCGCTCGACCGTAGCCAGCCCCTTCTCGGTGATCCGGACAGCCGCGTCCCGACCACCGGCCCACGCCGCCAGATGGCGGGCAAGCTCTGAATCCGACTCTCCGGTGATGACGCTCATCTCGATCTCACCGATTGCGGCCGCTTCTTTCGCGGCGAGCCACGCGTTGTCCCAACCACCTTCCCATTCCCCCTCGGAGAGCGGGATGTGGGTTGGTCGGCCAACGTCGCCCTCAGGGCGAGACAACTCCATCAGGGCGAGAGTTGTCAGTAGTTCGCGACGCGGCGCGACGATGACCTCACCCATCCTGTCCCCCCTCCTCTGGGGTGGCGAGCGCGGCCACCTGGTCCGCAATGGCTTCGAGTTCTTCGCCCTGCCGGGTCTGACCCGAGCAGTAGATGTGGTGCGCCACGTCGCGCAGTTCGTTGGCGATCCGCCGGAAGGCATTCGCCCGCTCCTTCTGTGTCAGGTCAGCCATCGTCCTGCTCCTCTGTTGGGGTGGCGACAGGGGCGGGCTCGGGCTTGCCGTAGTCCATGACGTACTCCTTGGCCCGCTCTTTCGAGACGTGCTCGCCGTCCCAATCGAGGTACACCGTGTCGAAGTCGCCCGCGTCGATCATCTCGCAGATCAGTTGCTTCTGTTCTGGGGTGTCCCGCTGTTCCATCGCGCTCCATGTGGAGCCGAGCGCGTGGTATCGCTCCAACAGGTCACGCATCTTGGGCTGCTTGAAGCGCCACGCCTTGAGCGTGCCCCACTTCAGCGTCAGGCTCTCTCCCTCGTCAGCCATCGTCCTTCTCCTCCGTGTCTGGGGTGGCGACCTCGACCACACCGAGGCGCACCGCGTGGTGGCCGGGGCCGCGATTCCGGTTGAGCCACTCCACCGTATCGCCCACAGTGGCATGGAAAAAGGGCTGACGCCAACTGCCATCGGGTTTGCGGATAACCCATGCGTCCTCCAACCCCATCCCCTCGACCTCGCGCAGGCGCGGCACGGCGGACAGGGCGGCGAGGATGGATTCGGCCAACTGGTCAGCCAACACGGGGGTCCGTGTCCCCATCAGGGAGTCGGCCCAGGCATTGAGCAGCGTAGTCCTCTCATCCGCGCTCAGGGTCGGGGGCGTCATGGGTCCACCGCCGCGTCAAAGAGCGTGGCGGGGACCGGGGCCACCGCCTCGTGCCCATCGCACCACTTCCCGCCGCGCACCGATTCGGTCTCGCGCTCCTCTAGCCGGTACCCGCGCTTCACGCAGTCAGCGGCGAACTTCACCTGTCGCGCCTTGGGCATCTCCGATGAAATCCACGCTCGGACGCCGCCGCACTTGCGGCAGATCATCACCTGGTCCATCACTCCCCCCCCTCTCTCCGCAGCAGGGCGGCGACCGTGGTGAGGTCCACACGGGACAGCGCGACCATTTCCCCGGCCAGCGCAACCCATCCGTGACCGTAGGGCTCGCGCTCCTGTAGCTCCACGAACCCGTTGCGCCACCTGTACCGTGTGCCGGACGGCCCAACCACCTCCGGGATCGGCTCCTCGACCCGCTCGGCGGTCAGGCGGACGAAGGTGTGCGGGGCCAGTCGTGGATACAATTCGTCGTACCTTTCGACCGTTTCGCGAGCATCCGCCTCGTCGGCGTGCACGGTGAAGTACCCGCTCTGGTCCACCACCGCGAACGGCCTCGCCAACTCCACGCGCTCACTCGCCACGGGGCACCCCCTTCCGCACGCGCTCCACCACGTCGAGGTCGGAGGTCGCCACAATGTCTGCCGCGTGCCATGTGCACCAATGCTCGGTGCCCTTGCGTTCCAGCACGCCGCCCCGCATACGGAAGCACCACCCACTCGGCCCCCGCTCCCCCTCCTCGGCGGCGCGGCGCTGGGCGAGGGTGTCGAGTGATTCGAGAATCCCCGATAGCGCGGCGACGTTGCACGCGCCCGCTGGCAGCGTGTTGCAGGGCGGGGATCGGTCATCCCGACACGTCTCTGGGTGATCCCGCCACCGCCGCACCAGGCTCCCCAGCTCCGCGTCGGCCTCATATTCGTCCATGTCGGCCAGTACGCCTCGCAACTGTGCTGCGAAGTCGGGTGCAGCCCCGTTGCCCGCCGCCTCCGTTTCCGCCACCTCCCCCTCCAGCCGACGGATCGTACGGGCAGCGCTGCGATAGGCCCACGGGACATCGCCCTGTCCCTGCCTCTCGCGCGCATCGGCCCACATTTCCAACTCTCTGGCCGAGATTTCGTATCCCTCCGTTGTGATCTCCTGCTCGCTCATCCCTGCCTCCCCTGTGGGTTCTCTGCCTGTTCCATCGCGTGCCACCGTTCCCATGCCGCACGTTCCGCTAGACACGCCTTCGTCGCCTTCAACCACATCTTGTAGGGCCAGTGCTTCCGCTCCCCCCACGGGTACGCCTCGGAGAGCAGCCGGCGCATGTCGGCTTCGCTCTTCCCCGCAGGCAGGCCGCGCAGCAGCGCCTTGATCCGCAGGCAGGCAGAGTCGTACCAGCTACTCACCACCGCGCCCCTGTTGGTCCACCTGGTCGGGGTCCGATTCGTCGAGCTCGATGACATGATCCCAGTCCGTGAGCGCGTTCAGCGCCCAGGCGACCACGAGGCCCACCACGATGGAGCCCGCGAGCCAGAGCACCAGCTGCAGAACGCTCATGCCGCACGCTCACAGCGCGTGCACAGCCACACCTTGCGGTTGACGCCATCGACCTTCCGCCGCACCCGCTTCGCTGCGATGCGGTGGGTCTTGCAGGCGCGGCCGAGGGTGAGGCCGGGCTCCTTCACCCGGCCGTGGATGGGCACCTGACGCGGGGTGTGGTCCGAGGGCCGCTGCCAGGGCTTCGCCTCACGGCGCTGGCGGACCTTGAAGAGCTTCGCCAACCCGGACTCCCGGGCAGGGCGTTCAGGAGGGACGTTCACCGTCCCGCCTTCCGGCGCGCGCGCTTGAGCGCGAGCACCGAGTCGCCGTCAATCAGGTGCGCGTTCGCTGCGCAGCCGAGCCGCTGCCGATCCTTCGCGCTGGGACGGCGCAGGAGCTTGAGTTTCTTCTGCTGGACGAGCCGGCGGACCTGTCGCTCAGAGAGGTCGAGTCGCGCGGCTGCTTTTTCGGTCGTCGTGCTTGCCATGCCATCCTCCACTGGTACCCGAATTGGACCCCGGACCGGTGTGGTTCGAGGGAAATCGGTGGCGCAGTGTGGCGCATGGTTTCAGGTGGAGTGCGGATTGTCGCGGGATTGGAGAGGCTGGACGCTTCTCATAATGCCGGGGTCGCGGGTTCGAGTCCCGCCCCAGCTATTCCGCAACACGTTCACACGCAACACCTTAGCGATTGCCCCACCCCGCACCACCCACCCCAAGGGCCCTACTGGTACCCAAATTGGACCCCGGGGTGAACCAAATCAGCTTTTCCGGGCCATCCGCTCCCGCCTCAACTGCGCCTTCAGTGCTTCCAGCTCCACCCTCGCCTTCATCTTTCGGTTCCTCGCCGAAAAGACCCAGTCAAAGGCTTGCTCAAGAGCGGCCTCGCTGGTCACCTCAAAGCGAGGGAGGGGTAGCGAGTCGTTGGCGATCTTGATGTTGGCCGCGATGATGGCTGCCACCTGGTAGTCCTTCATCACCCCTCCGACTTCGACGTGGCGGTCGACTTTGGGGGAGGCCCGATCTCCACCCTGCGGACCGGTGCGACCCGAACCGCCTTGGGGTGGCGCTCCATCTCACGATCAGCGTCCCCTCTCGCCGCGTGCTCACTCAGCACCGACCCGTCCAGAGCCAGCACCGCGAACACCTCAGGCGCATTGATTGGCTGGGGCTCCCTCAACCCCGACAGCGCCATTGCCAGATTCCGGGTATTGATCGGATCCACCACGAAGGCATGGCCGGTCTCCGACCACTTCGGGATCACTTTCAGCCAGGCGGACTGAGTCCCCTTGTGCTCGATGATCTGGCGCACAAGCCGACCGAGGTACGCGTCTGCGCTCTCCTGATTGAGCCGCTTGGTGGGGTCGAAAGACTCGACCTCGATCCGGAGCGCATCGGCCAACGTCTCTATTCCCATCACCCCTCCCCGGTGAGCGACTTCAGTTTCGCACGGGCGCTCGAACCTTCCCAATCCCTCCTATAGTCCTCCTTGCCGATTGAGGCGAGGGGGATGCCGCCGGTCATGCTATCAGCCACCCAGCACCCTTCCTTGAACGCGTCTTCCACCAGATCGGGGATTCTCAGCACCCATCCAGCGAGAGCCAGGAGTTCGGCGCCCGTGATCCCAGTGGAGTCTCCGCCCTCGAGGCGGAGGTCACCGGCTTGGACTTGAGTCCAATCGGGGTTTTCAGGCAGGGACCGCACGAACTCGTGCATTTGGTTCGCGATCTCCTGCGCCCGTTCGGCGCTGATCTCCGGACAATCGAACCATTCCACCTTTTCCATCACCCCTCCTTTGCGCGGCGTACCGCTTCGGTTTCTGCCATCTGCTCCATCCGCGCGAGCTCGTCATGCCGCGGGAGGAAGCGCCCGTAGACCTTCAACACCATCTGCCCGTTGGCGTGGCCCAGCTGCCGAGCAACGGCCTCCACCGACCACCCTCCCCGAAGGGCTCGCACCGCCCAGTGGTTCCGGGTGGCGTGCAGCTTCATGTGCCGGATCTCGAGCTGCTCCAGTATCGCCTTGTGGGTCTTCGTCGCCTGCCAGCGGTCCATCCCGAAGAGCTTCGCGTCGGGCAGCAGATCCTTGCACGCCTGGGCGAGGTAGGGTCGCGCCCACTCCGCCACGATCACGACCCGATCCCGGTTGTAGGTCTTGGTGCCGGGGAGGCGAACCATCCAGGTGCTGAGGTCCACGTCCCGACGGCGGACCTGCAGGGCCGGGGTGATGTCACCCCCCGTGCCGTAGAGCAACGCGAAGAGCTGCGCGTACTCCGCCGGGGAGCCCTTCACCAACCGCTCGACCTCATCGCGTTCGAGGAACTCCGCCTCCGGCTCCTTCGCCTTCGGGACCAGCACCTCGGCCAGCGGGTCACTCGTCAGGTGACCTACCGAGCGGGCGTACTTCACGAAGGAGGCGAGCGCCGCGGCATGGGTCCGCTGGGTGGCGCCGGAGACGCCCAGCCCGGCCAGCCAGCTCGCGATCGCGGGGCTGGTGAGGGTAGACCGCCACCACGGGGACTTGTCGCGGTGGAGGGTCGCCAGGCGCTTCACGTAGCGATCGGCGCTCGCGACCCGGTTGTCATTCAGCCACGCCTTCCAGTCCGGGAGGGTGAGGGCGAGGTCTCGGTCGTCCAGGCGGGCCTTCAGTCCGTCGAGGTCACGCGCGCGCCAGGCATCGAAGAGCTCGGCCAGCTTCAGCCGCCCCTCGACCACCGGCTCGAGCAGGTCCCACCGACGGGAGCCCTTCGGTCCCAGCTCGTGGAGCATCACTTCGTACAGCTTCGCCGTCCCCTTGTCGCGGGTGCCGGTGTACCGCTTAACCGATCCCGTGGGGGTGGGCACGGTGACCCGATAGGTCTTGTGGCCCTTCACTCGATGCGCTGCGCTCATGCCGCCTGCCCTTCCAACGCATAGAAGAACCCAACCAACAACGTGACGACCCGCACCGTCCAGATCGTCGGCGCCGCGAGAAGGAGCTCAACGGCGACCCAGCTAATCGTGGCGAGGAGCACCGTGATACTAGAGACGATCAACGCATTCACCAGTCGACGTGCGAAACTCTTCTTCCTCACTGTGCCCACCCTCGGTCGCTGTGGAACTTCCGGAGCCAGCCCTCCACCTCGGCTGGCGAGTACCGAATAATGGGCCGGCCGCCCGGCTTGAGGCTCGGGAGGAAGGTCTTCGGGCATCCTGACGCCCGCAGGTATGACACAGACACCCCGAGTCGAGCAGCCGCTTCCTTCTGGGTCCAGAGCTTCTCCGCGACCATCATCGCAGGTACTCCGAGAGGCCGTCCAACTGGATCCGGACCAGCGCGTTCTTCGCTTCCATCTGCTGAACCTCCGATCGCATGCGCAGCAGCTCCTGCCGGAGCTTCAGGTTCTCATCGATCATGTCGCCCAGGTGCTTCGCCACCCGGATCCCGGGGCTGGTGTGCAGCGGGATCGGGGCGTTGAAGAACGCGTCATGCGCTGCCTGCGCTCGATGCAGGGCACGAGTCTCCGAGAGGCGGATCATCCGGACATCGCCTCGAGCTGGGCGAGCAGCTCACGCGGGACATCGTCCGCGGGGAAGGTCTTCGCCCACCGCTCCCCGAAGCCGGGGCGGTACTCCCAGCGCCGGCGACGGAAGCGGTACATCGCCACGACCGTGTCGACGACCTTCTCACCGAAGGCGCCGGGGGTGTAGCCCCAGAGTTCCTTCGCGCCGGACTCCGTGGTCTGGATCTGCCAGCGGCTCACCATGGTGCCACCTCGTAGCCGCTCTCGGTCGGGGTCACCCGATCGAGGTTGTCGCGCACCCACTTCGCCCAGGCAGCCCAGTAGACGGTGGCGTCGCCGAGCTTCAGCGAGTGCTGCGGAGTGACCGCCAGGGTGCCCCCATGCATCAGGGCCTCATCGAGGGCTTGCACCGTGCGGAGCTTCGTGAGGGTGGTCACCGGCTCACCTTCTTCCGAGCCCATGCTGCGCCGCAGTTGCCGCACGGATCCGTGAGGGTGATGGCCTGGCAGTCGTCGCAGCGCCGCTTCACGCCGGCGGGCTTCGCCGCCTTCTTCTTCTTCTCCCAGCCGTAGCAGGTCATCGGATCGATCCCGGCCTCGCGCGCGGCCTTGGCGACCTTCATGCCGGTGGCACGGAGCTCTTCGTACTTCGCGCGCTTCTCAGCCGAGACACGGCCACCGCGGCGGTCGGTCTTCACGGGCGCGGTGGTCTGCAGCTCAGCCTCGACAGCCGGGTCGGCCCCGAACGTCGACTCGGTGGCGAGT